GTGCGCTACCTGAAAAATCGCAAGGGCGCCAAGCGCGTGATGGACGACGGCATCAAGCTGATGTACGTCCTCAAGCCCAAGGCCGAGCTGCAGCCTCGGCTCAAGATGCAGGAGATCGGCAAGCAGATCGCCGCCGACACCTTCGTCGTTACTCTGACTGCCAACATGAAGGCCGCGCTGGCGTCGGTCAAGTCGGGCGCCAACATGCGCCGTGCGTAGCCGTGTGTAGTGACCTGTGGTTCAGCGGGTCCTTGCCGGGCTTTCAAAATTGCGGGTAACGCGGCCCCGTTTTTTGTTTAGTGTCTGAGAGTTGGCGTTAGTTAAGCCTAGGTTCAGTTAAGCCGAGTTAAATGGCGCTATCCGAGGTTAATCGCCTTATGACGGTCTTATCCAAGGGTAAATACGCCGAGCACCGAGGCTGCAGCGCCGCCTACGTGTCGAAGCTGTTGCGCGAGGGCAAGATCGTCGCGATCGCGAACGGCCCTGACCAGGGCAAGATCGCCGTCGAAGTGTGCGATGCGATGCTCGCCAACGCCCAGGATCCCGGAAAAGACGGCGTGCGCGCGCGTTGGGAACGCGAAAAATCGTCGGAAAGCCTGGCCTCCGGAACGCCCGCACCTCTTGATAGCGCGCCGGCCACGCCGGCGCCGCGGCCGGACGACGATTCCTACCACGCCGCCCGCACCAGGGTCGAACAGAACAAGGCCGCGCTGACAGCGCTCGACCTGCTGGAGAAAACCGGCGCCCTGGTAAGCGCCTCTGGCGTCCGCAAAGCCGCATTCGAACTTGCCCGCGTCGTCCGCGACGCATTGCTCAACATTCCCGACCGCGCGGCGCCGCTGATCGCCGCCGAGACCGATCCCATCCGCGTGCACGCCATCCTCTCGGACGAAATCACGATGGTGCTCAATGAACTCACGCGCCAACCTGCTGGAGATCCTGCCGTCGAACCTGCCTGACGCCGCAGACGTCTACACCAGCGCCTTCCTCGAAGGCCTCGCGCCAGATCCGCTGCTCACCGTCAGCGAATGGGCGGACGAGTACCGTTACCTGTCCGCTTCGGCCTCGGCTGAAGCCGGCAAGTGGCGCACGTCGCGCGTGCCCTACCTGCGCGAGATCATGGATTGCCTGTCGCCGCATCACGCGGCGCAGATCGTCGTGTTCAAGAAAGCGACGCAAGTGGGCGGCACCGAGTGCGGCAACAACTGGCTCGGCTACATCGTCGACCGTGCGCCGGCGCCGACCATGCTCGTGCTGCCGACCAGCAGCACCGCCAAGCGCGCATCGAAAACGCGCCTGGCGCCGATGATCGACGACACTCCGGTCCTGCGCGGCAAGATCAACGAGGCGAAGTCGCGCGATTCCGGCAACACGACGATGCTGAAGGAATTCGCCGGCGGCGTGCTGATCCTTGCCGGCGCCAACAGCGCGGCCGAGCTCAAGAGCTCGCCGGTCAAGAACATTTTTCTCGACGAAATCGACGAGTATCCTGACGATGTCGACGGCCAGGGCGATCCCGAGGAGCTCGCCGAGAAGCGCACCGATACTTTCGCGCGCAAGAAAATATTCAAGGCATCGACGCCGACCGAGAAGTCGCGCAGCCGCATCGACCGGGCCTACCGCGCGTCGGATCAGCGCCGCTACTACGTGCCGTGCCCGGAATGCGCGCACGAGCAGTGGCTGCGCTGGGACCAGATGCGCTGGGAGACGCGCAAGACCCGCGAAGTCCACGACCTTGAATCCGGCGAGATCCGCGAACTCGCGGAAGGCGAAGCAAGCGAACATCCGGTCACCGACCGCGACACCGGCGAGCTCGCGGCCGTGTGGTACGAATGCGAGGCCTGCCACTTCCATATCGAGGAGCACCACAAGACCGCGTTGCTCGAAGGCGGGCGCTGGGTCGCGCAGAACGCCGGTCCGGACCGCGCCGCCGGCTTCCACCTGTCGGCGCTGTATTCGCCGGTCGGCTGGTTCGCCTGGCGCCAGGCCGTACTAAAGTTCCTCACGGCGGACGCCGACAAGACCGGCGAGCTGATGAAGGTGTTCACCAACACCATCCTCGGCGAGGTGTACGAGGAAAAAGGCGAGACCGTCGACGAGCACATGCTCAAGGAACGGGTCGAAGCCTACCGCCTCGGCCAGGTGCCGGACGCCGCACTGCTGCTGTTCGCCGGCGTCGACGTCCAGCACGATCGCCTGGAAGCGCGGATATGGGGCTACGGCCGCGGCGAGGAATCCTGGCTGATCGACCGGCAGATCCTGTTCGGCAACGTCACCCTCGCGGAATCGTGGGACGCCCTGGTCGACCTGCTCGACAAGCCGTACCCGCGCAGCAACGGCGCGACGATGCGGATCCGTGGCATGGCGATAGACGCCGGCGACGGCAATACGGTCCACTACGTGTACCAGTTCGCGCGCAAGTACGCGCACCGCGGCGTCATGGCAGTCAAGGGCCAGTCGATTTCCGGCAAGCCGATCATCGGCCGCCCGACCGACCAGGACGTCAGCTTCCGCGGCAAGACCGTCAAGCGTGGCGTCAAGCTCTGGCCCGTCGGCAGCGACACCGCCAAGGCCGTGTTCTACAACCGGCTGAAGCTCGAAGCGCCGGGCCCCGGCTACGTGCACCTGCCGCAAGGCCTGCCCGACGAAGAATTCGAGCAGATGACCGCCGAGCGCATGGTCAAGCGAAGCACGCCGCGCGGCTTTTCGAAGATCGAGTGGATCAAGGAAAAAGGCCGCCGCAACGAGGCTCTCGACTGCCGTGTGTACGCCGACGCCGCGGCCATGCGCTTCGGCATCGCGCGCGCGCCATGGGACCGGCTCGAAGCATTGCTGAATCCGGCGCAGAACGACCTGCTTGCCGCGCCGCAGCCTTCGACTGCGCAATCCGTGCAGACATCTGCACCGGCAGAGAATAACCCCGCGGGTACCACGCAGGAGCACCCCGACACAGAACCAGGTGCCGGGGTGGTCGAACCGCAAGCGGCTGCTGAACAGCCGGAAACCGCCAAACCGCGGCCGCCGGCAGCCAAACCACCGCCCGCGAGCAACTTCGCCACCCGCTGGTAACCGCGCATGAACATTTTCAGCAAAATCCGCCAGGGCGAGACCGCGAGTTGGGCGGACTACGCCTTCACCGACACGCAGGGCAACAGCTACCAGAGCAACACCCACGCGCTGACCTACGTGATCGCCGGGCCTGCGTCGACCACCATCCTGCCGCTGTCATTGGTCGCCGTCGCCCAAGGCAATGGCTGGACCACCTCGATCACGGCTGCGCAATCGGCCGGCCTCGCTGTCGGGCGATTTTTTTGGGCCGCGTACGCCAGCAAGACCGGCGTTCGCGTGACTGCCAGCACCGGCTACTTCGACGTGCTGCAGGATCTGCTCACCGCCGGCACGGTGTACGACGGCAGCACGCAAAACGAAAAGGACCTCGCCGCGGTGCGCGCCGAAATGACCGCGCGCATCGCCGGCACCGCGACCATCGAATATTCCATCGGCACGCGCCACCTGAAAAAGGAACCGATGTCCGAACTCATCAAGATGGAAACGCACCTCATCATCAAGGTGCGCCGCGATCGCGCCGCCGAGAAAATCGCCAACGGCCAGGGTAATCCCGGCCGGGTGCTGGTCAAGTTCTAACAAAGGCGCGCCATGTTCGAAAAACTCCGTGCAAGTTTCGCCCGCTGGATCGCGCCGTCGCGGCCGCACAGCAAGCGCGCTTACGCTGGCGCCATCGTCAACCGCCTGACCACCGACTGGATCGCGCAATCGACGTCATACGACGCCGAGCTCCGCACCAGCCTGCGCACGCTGCGCAACCGCACGCGCGAGCTCATCCGCGACAACGATTACGCCAAGAACGCGGTCCGCGTCATCAAGAACAACGTCGTCGGCACCGGCATCGGTTTCCAGGCGCAGGTGCCGATGCAGCGTGGCGGCAAGCTCAATGACACCGTCAATGCCCAGATCGAGCAAGCCTGGGCGCGCTGGTGCCGCAAACAAACCTGCCACACCGGCGGCACGCTGTCCTTTGCCGACATCGAACGCCTGGTGCTCGGCGCGGTACCGGAGTCCGGCGAGATCCTGGTGCGCCTGGTCAAGCAGCGCTTCGGCGGCGGCCGGATCCCGTTCGCGCTTGAAATCATCGAGTCCGACCAGCTGGTCGACGAATACAACGTGGCGCAGTTGCAAAACGGCAACAGCATCCGCATGGGCGTCGAGGTCGACCAGTGGAACCGCCCGCAGGCTTACTGGCTGTACCCGCGGCATCCGGGCGACATCGCCTTTTCCGGTCCGGCGCCATCCAACCGTTTCATTCGCGTACCGGCAGAGGAGGTGATCCATCTGTTTGTCGCCGAGCGCCCCGGCGCGACGCGTGGCGTGCCATGGTTCCACAGCACGCTCATCCGCATGAACAACATGAAGGGCTACGAAGAGGCCGAGATCATCGCGGCTCGCGCCTCAGCCTGCATCATGGGGTTCTTGAAGTCCGACTATCCGGACGATGCGGCGATCGCCGACGGCACCGACCCCGGGAGCGGCGAGCGCGTCTCGTCCCTGGCAGCCGGCGAGATCAAGGAACTCGAACCGGGGCAGGAATTCCAGGGCTTCGCGCCGGCGCGCCCGAACACCGGCATGGATCCGTTCCTGCGCCTCATGCTGCGCGGCGCCGGCGCCGGCATCGGCGTCTCGTACGAGTCGCTGTCGCGCGACTACTCGCAGAGCAACTACTCCAGCTCGCGCCTCGCGCTGCTGGACGACCGCGACAACTGGAAGGTCCTGCAGGGCTGGATGATCGAGAATTTCCACCAGCAGGTATTCGAACGCTGGCTCGAAATGGCCGTGCTGAGCGGTGAGCTGCAGCTGCCGAACTTCGAGCTGCTGCCGGAACTCTACAGCACAGTTCGCTGGATGCCGCGCGGCTGGAGCTGGGTCGATCCGTTCAAGGAAGTCCAGGCCACCAAGCTTGCGGTCCGCTGCGGCCTCAAGACGCTCACGCAGGCTGTCGCCGAACTGGGCGGCGACATCGAAGACATGATGAAGCAGCGCCGGCGCGAGCTCGACCTTGCTGCCCAGTACGGCCTCATCTTCGAATCGGATCCCGCCCAGGTCACCGACAAGGGTGAAGTGCAGACATCTGCACCGATCGAGGAGTCGGATACCGGCACGGAAGATTCGCCGGATGCGGGCAACAAGGCGCTCAAGCTCGCCGCCTGATCCGCAACAACCCCTTACCGAACCCGGCCCGGCCGGGTTTTTCTTTTGGAGGTCTGAATGCCCGCAATCGATGCATATGCAAACGCGCCGGATTCGTTACAGGCGCCCGCGCGCGACGCAACCCCCGTCACGCCGAGCGACGGCGCGGATCTGGTCAATGTCACCAAGGCCCTTGTCATCGGCGGCGCCGGCAACATTTCGGTGATTACCGCCGCCGGCAACACGGTGCTGATCTCTGGCCTGACCGCCGGCGCGATCCTCAACCTGCGTGTCTCCCGCGTGCGCGCCACCGGCACGACGGCGACCAACATCGTCGCCCTGCAATAGGAACTGCCATGCCAGCCACCCGCAAGTTCGAACTCGCCGGCGCGCGCGACAGCGTCAGGATCGGCAGCCTTACCCGCCATGCGGTTTTCCGTCTGCCGCTGCCGCAACGCGACGCAGCGGCCACTGGTGACGCCGACGGCGACGTCGATTCGCCGCTCGACACCGAAGCCCGCACGCTCCAGATCTCGTTCAGTTCAGAAGAGCCGGTCGACCGCTGGTTCGGGTTCGAGATCCTGTCGCACGAGACCGGCGCCGCGCGCATGGGCCGTCTCAACGACGGCGCGCCGCTCCTGTTCAACCACGACATCGACAAGGTCGTCGGCGTCGTCGAGTCCGCCGATATCGGCGGCGATCGCAAGGGCCACGCCCTGGTGCGATTTGCGCGCACGCCCGCCGGCGACGAAATGATGGGCATGGTCGCCGACGGCATCCTGCGCAACGTCTCGTTCGCGTACCGGATCCACAAGGTGCTCGAAGACGTCGACGAAGAAACCTACACGGCCACCGACTGGGAGCCGTACGAAATCTCGCTGGTCTCCGTTCCGGCCGACGCCACAGTCGGTGTCGGTCGCTCGGAATCCGGCGATGCACAGGACGTTCTGATCGAACGTTCCAAACCCACCCCGGCAGCCGCCGGAACTCAAAAAGGAAATGATCCCATGAAGCTGAAACACATCAAGCAGGATGCGGCCGAGTCCGCAACTTCTGCCGGCGGCGGCGCAGCAACGGCCGTGGACGTCACAAACGCCCGCAGCGCAGGAGTCGAAGCGGAGCGCCAGCGCATCGCGTCGATCACCGAACTCGGCCGCAAGCACAAGCTCGACGACGAGCTCGTCCGCACCATGATCACCAAGGGCAACACCATCGAGGAAGCGCGCGGCATCGCGCTCGATCAGATCCTGGTGAAACAGGGCGGCCAGGGCGGCGTTGCATCGCTCGGCGGCGGCACCGATCCGGACCTCACGGAAAAGGAAAAGGCCAACTACTCGATGGTGCGCGCGATCAACGCCTGCATCAACAAGGACTGGAAGGGCGCTGGCTTCGAACGCGAGTGCTCGGTCGAAATCGCCAAGCGTTCCGGCCGCGGCGAGTCGCAGGGCTTTTACCTGCCGCTCAACATCCCGTTCTACACAGACGCCCGCGGCGCGTCGCAGGACATGCAACAGCGCGCGCAGTACGCGGTCAACGCGGCCGCAACCGGCGGCGTTCTGGTGCAGACCAACCTGCTCGCCGGCAGCTTCATCGAGATCCTGCGTAACCGCGCCATGGTGCTCAAGCTCGGCGCGACTCTGCTGTCGGGTCTCACCGGTAACGTCGACATTCCGCGCCGCAGCGGCGCAACCGGCACCTACTGGGTCGGTGAAGGCGCGAACATCACCGAGTCGGAAGCGACGTTCGAAAAGGTCGGCTTCACGCCTCGCACTCTGGGCGCGTACAGCATCATGACGCGCAACATGCTGATCCAGGGCACGCCCGACATCGAAATGCTGACGCGCAACGACTTCATGGCCGTCATCGCCCTCGGCATCGACCTGGCCGCGATCTCGGGCACCGGCGCCGCCGGCCAGCCGCTCGGCATCGTCAACACTTCGGGTACCGGCTCGGTGGTCGGTGGCGCCAACGGCGCCAACATCACGCTGGACAACCTGATCGACCTGGAAACCCAGGTGACAGCCGCCAACGTGCCGGAAGACACCCTGGCGTACCTGTTCAACGCCAAGACCATCGGCAGCCTGAAGAAACTCAAGGCCACCACCGGCCAGTACCTGTGGACCAACAACCCGATCGGCGTTCGCACGGGCACACCCGGCGAAATCAACGGCTACATGGCGGCGCGCTCCAACCAGATGCGCAGCACCCTGACCAAGGGCGCGTCGGGCGCGGTCTGTTCCGAATTGATTTTCGGCGCCTGGGCCGAGTTGTTTATCGCCGAGTGGGGCGTCATGGAAGTGCTGCCCAACCCGTACGGCGCCGGCTACAAGTCGGGTGGCGTGGAAATCCGGGCCATGCAGACCGTCGACGTCGCCCCGCGCCACCAGGCGTCGTTCGCGGTCATGTCCGACGCGCTCACGCCGTAAGGCAACCGTAAACAAAGACGGGCGTCTGCCGCCTCGGCGGGGCGCCCGCTCTCCCGCGTTCGTCTCATTCTTTCGAAAGGAAACAAAATGTCCGCATACGATTTCGGCAGCGGCCAGGTCACCACACTGGACCCGACCCGCACCGTCACCACCACCGGCAACCAGGCCGGCGTCGACGTCTCCGCCTACATCGGCGACGTCGCCGTCATGCTGGATGCCACGGCCGGCACCGGCACCACGCCGAGCAACACCGTCAAGCTGCAGGATTCGCCCGACAACAGCACCTTTACCGACGTCGTCGGCGGCGCGTTCGCCGGTCTCACCACCGTCGCCTCGCAGCAGAAGCTCAACATCAACGCTGACGCGCTCAACAAGTACGTGCGCGTGGTTGACACCATTGCCGGTACCACGCCGAGCTATACCCGCTCGGTCACATTGATCGGCCGCAAGCAGGTATTCCCGTAACCGATTCGTTTCAGGCACATCGGGCAACGGGCGCCGCGCCTCCTCCTTGCGGTGCCCGTTTTTTTTCTCAACGAACAATCTCATCAGGAGATGCAATGAAAACGTACGACGTAGTTTCGCCGATCACGATCGGCAACCTCACTGTTTACACCGGTACCGTCAATCTCACCGACGAAGAGGCCGCGCCGCATGGCGACAAAATCAAGGTGAGCGAACTGCAAGCCCTGGAGGTTCCCGATGCGACTCAAGACCACGCTGAAAGCGCTGATGCAAGCGCCGATGCCGACGCTGGCGGCAGCAATGGGTAACCGTACCCGCGCCTACAGGGTCCGCGAGGGGTTCAGCCTGCGCCTGACCGAACGCGACATCCGTCAGGGCGGCCAGGTCGTTGAACTCGACGACGACCAGGCGAAAGAGCACGGCCACCGCATCGAGCCCGCGGCCAAGGACGAGGCAGTCAAAAAAGACGGCCAACGCGCCGCGGCCTGACGCCTCGTGTTTGTCGAAAACCTTACGCCGTTTTTCAACGTTGGCGAGCATGCCACCCTGGGCATCTGGCTGCAGCAGGGCGCCGGCTCGCCCGTCAACGTTTACGGCATCTTCGAAAACGAAGACAGCGACGCGTCGATCGGGCGCGTCGATATCGAGGGCAACTCGCCCCGGTTCCTGTGCCGCCTGGCCGACATTCCCCTGGTCAAGTTCGGCGACACGCTCACGATCAACGGCGTGGTCTACAACGTGCAGGGCGGCCTCAAAGACGGCACCGGCGTGATCAACATCACGTTGCGCGAGCCGTGAGTGCAGACGTCTGAGCCATGGCCGCCCACGTACGCAACCAGATCCGCGACGCCATCGTCGCGGCGGTCAGCAATCTGACCACGACCCAGACCCGCGTCTACAAGACGCGCGTGTTCGCGATGACCGACGACAACATCCCGGGCCTCACGATCTACACCGAAAACGAGACCTCGCAGGACATCAGCCTCGGATTCCCGCGTCTGCAGCGGCGCACGGTGACCGGCATCATCGAAGCTTACGGCAAGCTCGCGAGCGGCGTCGAAGACCAGCTCGACACCATCTGCAAGGAAGTGGAAATCGCCATCGCGGCCGACCCGACCCTGGGCGGCAAGTGCAAGGAGATCCACATCACCCAAACCGACATCAAGTTCGATGACCTCGACAAGGCCATCGGCTGTGCAGCGTTGACCTGGCAGGCCTGGGTCGACGTGAAAGAAACGGACCCCTCGGTCCAGATCTGAGTTTCCCGTTGTTTTCGACCGCAGCCTGGCGCTGCCATTTTGAGGAGCATTACAAATGACACTCGCAATTACCTCACGCGTACGGATGCGCCAGGCGGTGGAAACCACCTTCGGAGTGATCCCGGTCGCCGGCAATAACAAGTCGCTGCGCATCATCGGCGAGTCCCTCAAGGACAACATCGTCAAGACGCAGAGCAAGGAGATCCGCAACGACCGGCAGATCTCCGATCTCATCCTTTCCGACCGCCAAGCCGCCGGCGGCATCCAGTTCGAGCTGTCGTACAAGGAATATGACGACTTCATCGAAGCCGCGCTGCAGGGCTCGTGGGCCACCAACCAGATCAATCCAACCAGCCCGCAGACCATCACCGCAACCATCACCCTCGGCACCACGGTGACCGCCTCGGCCGGCACGCCGTTTCTCAATATCGTCGCTGGCCAGTGGCTCAAATTCTCCGGCTTCTCCACGCCGGCGAATAACGGCTACTTCCAGGTGGCCTCGTTCACGTCCAGCACCGTGCTGGTGTTCGCCGCGGCCACGTTCACCAACGAAGGCCCGACCTCCAGCGTCATCGTTTCCGGCTCGCGCCTCACCAACGGCACCACCAACCGTTCTTTCACGCTGGAAAAGGAATTCAACGACGTCGCGCAGTTCATCGCCTTCCGCGGCATGACGGTCGGCAAGCTCGCGCTGCAGTTCGGCGCCGGGCAGGTGGTCACCGGCTCGATCGACTTCAACGGCAAGGACGGCCAGACGCCGACTGCCGTGACCGCGATGCCTGGCGTCACTGCCGCAAGCCAGACCTTCGATGTGATGAACTGTGTCAGCGGCATCGCCAACATCCTGGAAGGCGGCGTTGCCCTTGTGAGCACCTACGCCAAGTCGCTGTCGTTCGAAATCAATAACAACCTGCGCGACCAGGACAGCGTCGGCAACCTCGGCGCGATCGGCGTCGGCTCGGGCCAGTGCATGGTCACCGGCAAGATCGACGTGTACTTCGCCGACGCCACGTACTACAACAAATTCACCAGCAACACCAACACCAGCCTCTCGCTGCGTACCGTCGATTCGTCCGGCAACGGCTACATCTGGACGTTCCCGAAAGTGCGGTATTCCGACGCGACCGTCGTCGCCGGCGGCATCAACCAGGACGTCATGGCCTCGCTCACGTGGGAAGCCATCATGGACGCCACCACCGGCAAGACCATCATCGTCGACCGCGTCGGCGCATAGGTCACCAGACCCGGTGTGGCTAGGGCAACCGAAAAGCGGTTTCTCCTGAGCCGCCTGCCGCACCGGTTTCAAATTCAGGACGCATTTTCCAAATTCACGATCAGGAGATCGCAGTGGACATCAAGGCAAGTTTTGCAACCAATCCCGCGCTGGAACTCAATGGCGCCTGGGTCGATATCGGCGACGGCTCTTCGGTTCTCGTCGCGCGCAACGGCAACAAGAATTCCCGCGCGCTCAGCAAGCAGCTCGTGGCGCCGCACAAAGTCGCGCTGCGCAACGACAAGCTGCCCGACGACGTCCTGGAGAAAATCACCATCCAGGTGATGGCGCAGACCATCCTGCTCGACTGGAAGGGCATCGACGAAGCCGGCCAGCCGGTTCCGTACACCGTCGAGAACGCCAGGCGGCTGCTGACCGACTATCCGGATTTCCGCGACCAGGTGAGCGGGATTGCGAGCGACATGCGCAATTACCAGGACCAGGAAGAGGCCGAAGCCGCAAAAAACTTCTCGACTGCCTCCTCTGGAACCTAGAGTGGGGCAGTCAAGTAGAGTTTCTGCAGAAACTGCCGGGGCCGCTCGCCCTGGCGCTCGCCAATCAGCCGGAACTCTGGCCTGAAAACGTCGAGGTTTTCGAGGCGTTTTTCCAGTTAAGCGAGTCCCGGCCCGATGGTTTCAACGGCGCCGGCGCCATCACCGTCGCTGAAATCCTCGCGTACTGCGAGCTGTTGGAAGTCGACGGCCGCGAAGCGTTCTTCCGCTGCATCCGCGCCATGGATGCAGCGTTTCTCAAATTCGTCGCCAGCAGGAAACCGAGGTAAGCCATGGCCGATGTCGCTGAATTTCGAATCACCGCCAAGGATGAAACGGCGGCGGCGTTCGAGTCGATGAAAAAGAACGTCGGCGACCTGATCGGCGGCGTGGGCTCGCTGCAGGGAGCGTTTGCCACGCTTGCCGGGGTGCTCGCGGGCGGCGCATTCGGGGTGATGATCAAAAGCACCATCGACTCGATGAACGAGCTGCACAAGCTCGCGCTGCAGGCCGGGGTCACTGTCGACGCGCTCTCCGCGCTGAAAACGGTCGCCAAGCTCTCGGGCACGGATCTGGAAACCGTTGCCGGTGGTCTCGGCAAGCTGTCGAAAAGCATGTTGGAGACTGTTCAGGGAACGGGCAAGGCGACAAAGGCTTTCTCCGATCTCGGCCTGTCGGTGGTCGACAGCAGCGGCCAGCTCAAAAAGAGCGATGACTTCATGCTTGAGGTCGCGATCACGCTCGATGGCATGTCGAACAAGACGCAGCAAGTCGCGTACGCGCAGCAGATTTTCGGAAAGTCCGGTGCGGCGCTGTTGCCGATGTTGCATGACCTGGCGGAAGTGGGGCTCGGGCAAGCCAAGGTCACGGCCGAGCAGGCCGAGCAGGCGCACCAGGCGGAAATGAGTTTTGCCAAGCTCGCGGGTCGCAGCCAGGCCTACAAGGTCATCATCACGGGTGAATTGCTGCCGGCGCTGAATGACCTGCTCTCAACATTTCTCGCCGCGACCGGTGGAGCCGGCAGTTTGACCGAAACCATCAAGAACATGGCCAACGACGGCACGCTCGCTAGTTGGGCGCGCACGGGCGCGGAATCCATGGCATTCCTGGTCGACGCGGTGACAGGTGTCAAGAATGCGTTCGTGCTGTGGGCGAATGTCTACGTTCGAATCGTCGGAGAGATCAAGTTCGCGGCTCAGGCCGCCCTGTTGGTAATCGAGAGTGTTGCTTCCCGGAAGTGGAAGGGTGCCGAGATATCGGCCGTGCTCGCGGAACGGGATGCGTTCGTTCAGGCGCAAAAAGACGAAATGGCGTCGATGCTGGAGAAAGAGACCTTCAGCGACCAGCTCACACGCAAGATAATCGACAGCCAAAACAGAGAGATCGACCAAGCGCTCTACGGTGAAGAAAAGGTCAAGAACGCGTACGAGGTCACGACCAAGGCCGTCAAGGACAAGAAGGACGCCTATGACCAAATGGCGAATAGCCTCGGCAAGGAAACGGCGAAACTGACTGCGGAAATTGCCAGTCTGCAAACCTACGGCACCAGCTTGGTGTCCACCAAGGAGGCAGAGGCGGCATTCATGCTCACCACAGTGAGTCGCTCGGATGCGGAAGCGAAGGCAATCCTGCAGTCTGCGAAAAATGTTGACTCGCTGGTTGAGATGGAGAAAGGGCTCAAGGCGAACGTAGAGGCGAACAAGAAACATGTGGAGGCCCTTGCCGCTAGCGTAAAAGCTGTCGAGGATCGTATCGATGTCGAAAAACGCGCAATCGATACATTCGGATTGTCACGTGACGGCGTTATCGCGTACGACATCGCGCAGCTGGAAGAGGAACGAAACAAAAAATCAGGGATAACCGGCACAGAAACCGAGATTCGGACAATTGATCTAAAGATTCAGAAGCTACGCGAGTTAACCGGTTACGTGCAGCAGCACGAGTATTTGGATGAGCTGAAAAAACAGCACGAACAAGAGCTCAAAATGTGGGACGAGCAGGTCAAGTCGATTGACTCGATGTTCCGCAGCGGCTGGGACAAGATGATCACCACCGGCCGCGGCTCCTGGGAGCAGATGACGCACGATCTCAAGGACACCTTCAAGAAGGTCGTCGCCGACGAGATCTACAAGATGTTCGTCAAGCCCATTGTGCTGAACTTGGTCGCGAATGCGGCGGGTTCCATGGGGCTGAACGGACTCGCCAATGCCGCAACGGCCGCTGGCGGCGGTTCCGGCGGTCTGGGTTCGCTCATCAGTACCGGGTCAAGCCTGTATAGCGGACTCAATAGCCTGTCCGGTGGGGGGGGCTTCCTCGGCTCGATAATCGGTTCATCGGGATATGCTGTGGGTGGCCAGGCGGCTACAGCGCTGACGATGGGCGGGACTGAGGCCGGCGCAATCGCGGCGGGTGTTGGCGAGGGTACCGGATTGCTGGGCATGGCGTCAGGCACTGGAGCTCTCGGCGCGCTCGGCCCGATCGGCCTCGCGATCGGCGGCATCGCCTTGCTCGCCTCGATCTTCGGCGGCAGCGGCGGCCGCACCAAGGATGAGACCTGGCTCGGCGGCAAGGTCACCAACGGCGTCACCGCGATCAACGGCGTGCCGAATGCGCCGCTCTCGGGGAACTCGGACGCGGCGGGCATGACCTCGCTCATCCAGGGCATGGGGTCGACCTACACCAGCCTCGCGCAATCGCTCGGTATCGGCACCGTCGCCGGCATGGGCTTCTCCGCCGGCTTCGAAGACAACAACATGCGCATCACCGGCGGCGGCGGCGACTACAACCAGGTGGTCGGCGGATCCGGACGCGACGGCCCCGGCATTTTCAATTCGATGGACATCGACCGGAACGACAAGGCCGGCATCGCGCTGGGCATCAGCCGGGCGATCCTGATGGGGCTCAAGGACTCGAACCTGCCGGACGAGCTCAAGGGCATCTTCAACGCCGCGATCCCGGCGAGCATGTCCAAGGACGCGATCGACCAGCTGCTGTCGTTCGCCGGCGCGATCAAGGCGGTCGGCGACTACGTCAAGGCCGATCCCATGAAGGCCTATACGGATTCGGTAGCCACCGCGTCCAACACGCTGATGGGCGCCTGGCAGAAACAGGGCGACGCGATCAAGACGCTGGCCACAAATTTCGACGGATCGACCACGGCGTCAAGAGACCTCTCGACGGCGCTCGGCACGCGCTACCAGACTGAGCTGCAGCTTGTGGCGCAGATCCAGGGGGCGCTGCAATCGACCAAAGCGATGTTCGCCTCCGACATTCAAGCCATTCAGTACGCGCAGATGTCGCCGGACCAGCAGCGTACTTCCCTGCTCACGCAGGAGGCACAGCTTAAGCAGCAGCTTGGGAGTGCCACCGATCCAACGCAGATCAATGATCTCGCAACGCAGCTCCGCAACATTATTAACCAGGAGGTCAGTCTCGCGGGCGGCGCCGGCGCACTGTCGTCTTCGCAGGCGGCCGGCGTGATTGCCGATCTCAAGGGCGTGTCTGATCTTGTTTCGGGGCAACTGACGGCCGCGCAGAAACTGGTGACCGACGCCCACAACGTGAACCTGCCGGATTCGATTGCCAAGAGCATCAGCGATGCCATGGCCGCCGCTGCAAAAGCCTATGCGGATGCGGCAAATACGACGAATAGTGCAGCGACGACCTTAAGCACCGCCGCCGGCATCATCAAGGCGAACGCCGGACAAGGGGCGATCGATACGAAAGCGATTGTCGACGCAATTGGGAATCTCCATGAAGGCGTCGTCGTCGCCGTCGCCACCGGCGGCTGAGCCGCCAGTGCAGACGTCTGCATGTCGATCTCGAATGCCCAATTCCTTGCCTGGCTTGCCAAGGACAACCAGAACCGCGTACTGCTGGTAGAAGCCCAGGCGTACGTCACCGGCACGGGGCTGGTGACGCGCTACATGGCGACCAAGCCGTTCGTCTCGGCGCCGACCGACTCCCCCGCCAGCCAGGCTTACGATGACCTGGTGGCCAACGTGCCGGCGTTCACGCGCAAGATGGCCGAGCAGTTCGTCGGCCAGAGCATCGCGAGCTGGGGCGACATCGACGTCAAGAACGACGCCGGTGCGCGCGACAGCTGGCTCAACGACGGCTGGGACGGCCGCGCGGTCAATATCTACCTCGGCGACACGGGCTGGAACAAGGCGGATTTCCGCCTGATCCTCGCCGGCTATGCCGCCGACCTGGTGCTGAAAGACTGGCGCACGCTCACCATCAAGGCGCGCGACAAGCAGTGGTGCCTGACGCTGCCGCTGCAGACCAACACCATCGGCGGCACGACGGCGAACCAGCAAAAGCCGATCCCGATCTGTTATGGCCAGTGCCAGAACGTGTCGCCGCTCCTGGTCGACAACGCGACCAACAAGTACCAGGTGCACGACGGCGCGATCCAGGCCATCAACCAGGTCTACCAGGACGGCGTCGCGGTCGGTTACACGGCGAGCATAGCGACAGGGACCTTCACTTTGTCGTCGGCGGCAACCGGGCAGATCACGGCCGACGTCCAGGGCGCGAAACCCGCCGGCACGTATCTGACCAAGATCGCCGACATCATCAAGGACATCTGCACCACGCGGACGATCCTGACGGCTCCCGACATCGACGTCGCCGGCACTTTCACCGCGATGAACACGACGGCGCCGCAGACCGTCGGCCTGTACGTCGACCAGGCCACCACCGTGATGGCGGTGCTGGACCAGCTCGTGAAATCCGTGGGCGGGTGGTTCGGCTTCTCGCGCGCGGGCCTGATGCAGATCGGCCAGCTGCAGGCGCCGGCCGGCACCCCGGTCGTGAGTCTCGCAGCCGACGACATCAAGGAATTCGGCATCAGCATCAAGAAGCGCCAGCTGCCGTCTGCGCAGGTGCTGCTGGGCTACGCGGAGAATTACACGGTGCAGGCGCCGGGCCTCAACACCGGCGTCACGCAGACGCAGCGCGCCGTGCTCGCGGACCAGTACCAGGCGATCACCGCGGCCAACGCCGGGGTCCTGACCAAGTACCTGCTGGCGGACCGGCCGACCGCGATCGAGGGCACGCTCATCGTCGGCAGCGCGGACGCCACCACCGAGGCCACGCGGCGCATCAACCTCTACAACGCGGTGCGCTCGATCTACACCATCGATTGTTTTGCCGCGCCGTTCCAGGTCGATATCGGCAGCATCGTGAGCATCACGTTCCCGCGCTTCGGCTGGGACAGCGGCGTGCTCGGCGTCGTCGTCGGTTTCGTCGAGCAGCCGACCTCCAACCGATTGACGCTGGATATCTGGCTATGAGAATTATTGCCGTCAACGAAGGCGACAGCGCGGCCATGACTGCGTCGCCGGCGTGCGTTCTTACGCTACCGGTGACCAACCTGCAAACCCAGAGCCGCGCGCTTGTGATGCGCACGACCGGCCTCGCCGACCAGGTGATCAACCTGTCGTGGGGTTCCACGCCAAAGGTGATGTCCGGCGTTGCGATCGTGAGGCATAACCTCACCAGCCAGGCGACGTGGCGCGTGCAAGTGTATTCCGACGCTGCCATGGCGACGCAGGTATACGACAGCAGCCCGGTCCTGGTGAACCCGCCCAAAACACTGGGCGACCTCGAATGGGGTGTCGACCCGCTCGGCGCGTCGATTTTCAACGGCTGGGCGCTCGCGTTCGGCGTTCTGTGGTTGCCTGCGCCGGCGGTCGGACAGAGCGCACGAATCACTCTGTCGGATCCCGCCAACCCGGCCGGCTACATGCAGGCGTCTCGTCTGTTTATCGGTCGCGTTATCGAACCGATGTTCGGCCCTGACTACAAGGGCCTCGCCGTTTCGTGGGAAGAAAACACGGTGCAGACCCGCACCGCCGGCGGCACGCTGCGGTCAGACCCGACCGAGCCATACCGCAAAGTGAGCATTCAACTGAGCTGGATCCAGGAGCAGGACCGGCCAAAACTGTTTGACCTGTCGCGCACTTGCGGCAAGCGCAACGACCTTTTCCTGTCGGTGTTTCCCGGCACCGGCGGCATGCGCGAACGCGACTACGCGCTCGCGGCAAAGCTGGTGGGCGTGCCCAAGTACGGCGCGCCATTCTATTCCGCATATGACGCCAGTTTCGATTTCGAGGAAAGCTGATGACCACGCCAGCCGCACTGTTATCCGAGACGTTTTACACGCTGCAGACGAATTACATCGCCGCGCTGTCGTCTCTGGTTTCCGACATCAACGTCGCCATCGCAGAGGTGATCGCCGGCCGCCTGGGCGGCGCCACGCTCGATGCGACGATGCAGTCGCTGCAGACGCAGATCAACGCGCTCGGCGCCGGCTCGACCTTCACCGGCACCAGCGCGACGTCGACCTTGATCGCCACCGGCAGCAAGACCTTTGCCGTCAACGAATCCGGCCGGTCCTGGGCAATCGGCACCACGCTGATCCTGGCCAGCGCGGCCAACCCGGCCAACAGCATGACGGGCCAGGTGACCGCGTACGCGGCGAATTCGCTGACTGTCAACGTGACGGCGGTCGGCGGCGCCGGCACCTTTGCCGACTGGCAGATCGGCTTCTCTTCCGGCACCAGTGTTTTCACTGCGCTGGGCGTCGGCGGCGCGGCGGCCCTGTCGCAGATCAATGTGAACGCCGCGGGCACCGCGCTCGCGGCCGTACCGATCGCCGATGGTCAGTGGGCACGCCGCAACGGTGCCGCGATGCTGGCTGTAAGTGAGACCGATGAACCGATGTTCTATTTCATGAGAGGCCGCTGACATGGCAGTCGCAACCCCCAAAACCCTGATCGATCCCGTCCAGCTCTCGAACGTCGAGACTTCGGTGGGCGGGCCGGCCGCCGGCAAGACCTGGATTGGCATGACCATCGTGCTGTGCAATACGGATTCGGTCGCCCGCACCTTCAATCTGAAAAAGATGAAAAACGGCGACAGCACCGCGAACAAGCACTTGCTGTTCAAGGGTGGCGGCCCCGGTAGCATCAGCATCCAGTCCGGCGAGACCAAGATGATCGAACTCGGCGGCGTCGTGGGTGTGGCGCAGGACACGTTCTTCGCTTGGTCAGACGTAAACGCCGTGGTCAATTTCACGCTGCATGGCGCGGAGGTGGCGTAATGGGCGCCGGCATCGCGTCTTCCGCGCCGGCCGCGTCGAGCGCCAACGGCATCAACATCGCTGCGCTCCTCGCATACGTCAAAACCGGCTTCAAGCAGAACAAAAACGCGCAGCCGACCACGTTCTACGCGCCGGCGAATGACGGATCCAGCATCAGCCTGCCGCTCGCGAGTAACGGCAACCTGATCGGTTACGGTCCGACCAACACCGCGCTCTATACCAACAGTTTCACCACCGTCAATGCCAGCGCTACGGTCTGGGTTGGTTTTTGGTATGACACGGTAGAGGCGCGGCTGTACTGCCTGGCGCGCTCGGCGACCACGCTTTACCTCGGCTATATCACCAATTTCGCAACCGGCGCCGTAGTGGCGGTGGGTTCGGGTTGCGCCATCACCAGCGCCATGGTGACGGCGAACTTCCCCTGCTATTCGGTCAAGCGCGCTGCGATGGGTTCGGGCGACTTCAAGATTTACCAGCTCGGCCTGGCGCCGGCGACCACGATCTCGATCAGCAGTACAACCGGTGCGATCACGGTCGCGGAGGCCGCTTATACCTCGGGTGGCATCGAGCCGATAGCTGCTCTAACGGCAGGGGGCATCGTCACGTTCACCACGGCGTCGGCGATTTCTATTACGGCGGACGAAACCATCCTGTGGTGCATTCTCATGTTGGCGGCGACCACAGCGTTGCCGTCCTACGTAATCATCAGCTGCTTCCGCAACGGCCGTCAGACCGACATCATCACAGACCCGACGCCGATCGGCGGTCTTGGGTCGCACGTGGCGACGTCGCAGGTCGCGGGCTACCAGTGGGGCGCCGATATCATGCGCATAGGCGGCCAGGGCGCCATCAATCAGGGCGGCAACGGCATCATCGCCGGGCCGCAATACCTGTCGCGCGCGGGTTTCGAATCGTGGCTTGCGACCACGCTCAACACCCTGGGTGCGCCGTGAGGGTCAGCTTTCCGCTGGCGCTGGGCGGCTCAACGGGAAACCAGGTCCAGTATCCGGATGACATCGCGCTATTCAGCGACGTCGATCTCGATTCTGAACCCGGCACTGTCTACGCGACATACATCGGCAAATTGTCACTGACTCGGTACGCGCCGCCTGCACCACCCGTCAATCCTCTTGAAGGGTTTGCCGACACGGACCTGATCGCCGAACTGTACCGGCGTCAATCAACCTGACCTGTTGCTTCCCCAAGCGCGAGGGTGGGGCAAAACCGCGCGCAGCCGGCGACGCGGCCTGTTTTTATATTACTCCTCCGCGGGCGCCGGCATCCCACATGAACCATCCACTCTCTGGAGCAACGATGACCGATCCGGTATCAGCAAAGGCCGCGGCTGCCGCCGTGGTGAGCGGTACCGCGTCGGTTGTGTCGGCGGACCTGTCGACCGCCATGTTCGGCGTGCCGATCGCCGTGATCCTGGCGGCGTTTGCCGGCGCATCGCTTGCGCTTGCGTTCCTGCCTCAGATGTCGCGTGTGCAGATGCTGACCGCGGTGCTGCTCGGCATGGCGATCGGCGTATACGGTTCGCAGCTGATTCTGGCATGGCAAGGCTGGGGCGCGCACGTGCTGCCGCCATTGGGGTTTTTCCTCGGCCTCACCGGTCAACTTAGCGCCTCGATGCTGTTCAGCGACGGCCGCTCGATTCTGGTCGGCTGGCTAAAGCAGAAATCCGGGGTGCGCCAAGGAGGCGATTCATGAGCTACGTCATCCTGTTCGATTCGGCGCTCGCCGCAATGCTTGTATGGCGAATGCTCATCAACATGAACGCGATCAGCTGGCGGCGCACCAGGATCGGCGTGGTGGCCATCAACCTGGTGATCGGCGTCGGTGCGCTCTGCACCATGCTGACCTGGCTATATGGCTTCGAACTTTACGAGGTCGGTCACCTGATGATCGACCTGGCCGTCGTTGCCCGCTTGTTCTACGGCAATCGCGCGGCCGACCGATTCTTGCAACGGGAACCCACAACATGAACGTCACGCTGCAACGCAGGCTGTATCACATCGACGGGATCATCAGCGACGCGACGGACACCGACACCGGCCGCGCAGTCGCGACCACGCTTGAACATTCATATCCTGGCCTAACGCCGAAGGTTCCAGCTGGCGAATACACCTGCGTGCGCGGAACGCATCAGCTGCACAACGGTGTTCCGTTCGAGACCTTCGAGGTCACCGGCGTCGACGGCCACAGCGGCATCCTGTTCCACCAGGGCAACTTCAACGACGACAGCGAAGGTTGCATTCTCGTCGGCCGCTCGCTGGCACAGGGCGAACACAACGGCGAACCCTGCGCGATGATCACCGAGAGCAAAACAACATTTTTTCTTTTCATGCAGGACCAGAAGGACGTCGACGAATTTACCCTCACGGTGGTCGCGTAAAGAGCATAGGCGAAAGGCGCCCCCGCCGAACGTGGCGCCACAATTAAGGAGCACTCAAATGGAAATTTTCATCCCGCTGTTAATTCTCGCCGTCGTCGTCGTCGCTGTCGTCGGCATTTACGAGTACAACCACAACGCCAAGGTCAAGACCGTTGTCGACGGATTCGTCGAGCACGCCAAGGTCGCCGCGGCGTCTGCCGCAAGCGGTGCGACGACACCTGCTGCCGCCGTTGAAATCGCCCCGGCAGTGCTGATGCACCCGGCGGTGACCCAGGGCCTGGTAACGGCCGCAACTGCCGCCATCTTGCCGACGGCGGCGCTGGATCTGATCGCGGCCGGCGCGCAGGCGCCCGGCGTGCAGTTCGTGGTCCCGCCCGGTTGCTCGGCATTCGGTCCGACTGCCAAGCCCATCGGTTACAGCGACGGCAAGGGCCAGAACCACTATTTCCTGCCGGACGGAAGCGTAACCGATACCGCGCCGGCGTAAGGCGCGGTCATGGTTTGGCTGCTCGTGATCGCGCTGGTGCTCGGCATCGTGCTGCTCATATTCGGATTCATCGTCGCGCTGGATCCGGAAGGGCGTGGTGCCGGGCGCTCAGCATTGTGCATGGCCACGGGGATCGTCTTGGTCCTCGGCGCGCTTCTGCGCTTTGCCTGGGTGGCGTGGTATGGCCTCGCCAGGGTTAGCTGACATGGGCCTTATTGCGCGCTTTCTACCGGGCCTCGCCACCTATATCCCGGCATTGCTCAATCCCTGGGTGCTGCTAACAGGCCTGGCTGCGGCCGTTAGCCTGGTGCTGTTCGGCCTGCACTTGGGGTACGCGCAGCTCGACGCGTTCGAGGCGAAGGTCGACGCCCAAGGGCAGATCCAGGCGGCCGCCTCGGCGGCCGAGAACCGGCGTCTGGCCGCGTTGAAAAAGGTGAATGACGATGAATACAAGAGAATTAAAGCCGAGCGCGATCGCGCTCGCGCTGCTTTTGCTCAATGGTTGCAGTCACATCCCGGTGGCGGCATCGTGCCCGGCGCCGGCGCCGCTGCCGGAAGTCCTGACGCAGAAGCCTGTTACGACAACGCCGTCCTCGATCGAGGAATTGGAGCAGGCCTTGACCGACTTCAAAGCCGACTTGGTCCGATCGTTCAACGAGGCGCGGACGCGGAAGCCGGCCTCAACCTCGCCCTCGATTGGGCGCTGAAGCTAAACCCGAAATAAATTCGCAGGCTGCAAGACTGAAAGACAACAGCCTGTAACCGGCCCGCAAGGGCATTTACAGGAGCATCACCATGAGCGTAGTTGCAAAAATGCAGTGCCATGAAGCACCCGAGCCCGGCAGTTACGGCGACGACAATGAGGCGGTCAAGAAAATCCGCCTCGGCGCAGTTTACGAAGGCTCGGCCGAAAAGCAGGCGGCCAGTGAAAACGCGATCTTCGGAAAGGCAACGCCCTGGGGCGAGTGCGTGATGGGAATCACCAACCCGCACGCGCTGAAGTTCTTCCGGCCCGGCAAGAAGTATTACGTCACGTTTACCGAGGCGCCGGATTGAGCCCGGATATCCCGGGCACCGTAACGCGTTCGTTCGCTCCGGATCTCCTACAAGAGAGACGGCGCGAACGGCACATCACGGCACAGCCCACTGGCACGCCATTTGTAGTCGCGGCGCAAGGCCGCGACTACTCGCCTCTTTGTGACGGAGGGCTTCACGTTGCGGCGAAGCCGCCGGCGCCATGACCGCCCATCCGTTGTTTCTGGCTCGAACCGACGGACCAGGTCGAGGAAAGCCTACGTCGATACATTGGCGGCGATGCGAAGTGCGACGCATCCGGTCTGGGATACCATGATGCATCTGTCATCATCGGCCGACGGCAAGAACGCGACGATGATTCGGGCGCGGACTCCTGGCCGCACGATGATCCTCGCTGGCCGGCGAGCTGCGCATGCGGATATGTTTTCCGCGACGTCGACGCGTGGCAATACAACCCTCACTCCTTATATCGCAGAAGCGACACCGGCGAGTTGGTGACCTTGCGATCGGCGCCGGTGGGTGCGATATGGAACGCCTACTGGATGGCAGATCATCCTGCATGGCGAGGTCCGGACGGCCGGTCGATCTGCGTCAGGACACCAGGCGGCGACTGGATGGTCGACAGCCGCGCCAGCAATTGCACAATGAAAGATGACAACGTTCACAAATGTTGGATCAGACACGGCGATCCGCCGGATCTGACGGTCGACAAGAACGGCGTCACCTGTGCCGCCGGCGCCGGGTCGATCATCTGCGGGAGTTATCACGGGTTCCTGCGCGGCGGTTACCTCGAACAGTGCTGATCGCTATTTGAGTCAGAACCGGCCCTCGTACAGGGCCTCTGGTGAACAATCGTTCACCGGTCGATACCTTCCTCTACCCCAAGCGAAGTGCGAATGGCGTGCCGCAGATCATGGGGACCATCATGGGGACTGAAGCCAACTGCCAGAGACAATACCGGGCAAGAGCGTTGCAACGAGCTTCCCGGACATTTAGTT